TTGTACGCCACTTATGGCGAAAGCCTGTCTTAAAGGTTTTATTCGCGGTTATGTGGCCGCTAATTCTAAAAATCAACAAACATGAAACTACTGATAGTAATAGCACTAATGTTGTTCGTGTATTGGCTGTGGAAGGACATCAACCGTCATGACGGGCCACCGATTGCGAGCAGCTAATTAGCAACAGACATACCCCACTTACCAACCTCATATTTTTTTACTTCATAAATATAAATGGTTTTGTTTTAGTTGGATTTTTTAATTGCCCGAGGTCGGGTAACACTCGGTCCGTGTCCGAGGTGGGGTACAAAAAAAGAACGTGCCTGCAACACGTTCAATGAGTGACGATATTACGCCTTTCTGTTATCTACAACGAAAGAAAATATAGAACCATTCTTCGGGTAAATGCGTACACCATTTTTCGTGATATACTTACAGAATACGCGAACAACGCCATTCTCCTTTTGATTTCTATTGGATTTCATGCTAACACCTCCTTTCTGGCTATGCTCAACCGCTTTATTGCGGTTGGCGAGTTGTCTGCTTCCGACAGACAACGAAAAAGCCCAAAGTGCAGGACAATGGGCTTGTTTCTTTTCTCGGCGAGAAGAGATAGAGGCATCGGAAGTTTGCCTCGGGAGGTGTTAGCTCCAATAGAAATCACTGCAAAAGTACTAAACAATCAAATACTAAACAACAAATGAACGACAATTAACAATAGCAAAAAATCATAAGCCCTCTCTGCAACGCCACAATTTAATAACTTAAATACTAAAGGATTGATTTTTAATAGGTGCAGTGGTGTCGGCAGCATGTGGTTCGTGGCCACGGAGGGCGCAATTTTATTTGAGATTATATGACTACAAAACAAGTTATTCATGCTCTGCACCTGCACCAGAAATGGCGCAGAGGTGCAATAAGCGAGATGCCATTAACGGCAAAGGAATATGGACAAGCCTTGGACGAGGCAATAAGACTGCTTAGACAATATGACAAACAGCAAGACGGGGCAGTGCGGTGAGTGCCTGAGGTTCGCCAAAGGGCGATGCCCGAAATTCTTTTCTAACTCTGTGCGGACCGCGTGTAATGGTTTTACACAGAGCAAATCAGTTACTAAAAATACACACTTCGATAAAGTATAAACATTATGACATTCGACGAATACCAAGAACTTGCAATGACTTTTTGCACAAAGGAAAGCAACAATTTACCATACATGATACTCGGCCTTAACGAGGAAGTAGGAGAACTTACAGGAAAGCTTGCAAAAGCGGTGCGCAAGGGACTGCTAAAGCCTGACCTCACCTTTGACGAGGACAACGTGAGTGAAGAACATTTTGAACTCATGGACAACATTACAAAGGAATGTGGCGATGTACTATGGATGCTCGCTGGGTTACACTCTGTTCTTAACAAACGACTCGAAACTACTGCGCATCTGAATATCCACAAACTTACAAGCCGCAAAAAACGAGGTGTTATCGTCGGGGAGGGCGACAACAGATGAGCTATAAGAACGAACCAAGGACGAAGCAAGGCCGCGCAAAATACAGAAACAAGGTTGTAAACAACGTTTTCGGACGATTTGACAGCATCAAGGAGTTTAAGCGGTACTTGTTATTGCGCGAGGAAGAAAAACGCGGTAGAATAAAAAATCTGCAAAGACAAGTCAAGTTCGAGCTAATACCTAAGCAGACAGACAGCAAAGGCAAACTGCTCGAACGGGCGTGTTACTACATTGCGGATTTCGTGTACGAAAAGAAAGGGGAACAAGTTGTTGAGGACGTGAAAAGTCGGATAACTGTTTCAGTTGCATCTTTTGTAATAAAGCGAAAATTGATGCTGTATAAGCACAATATATCGATAAAAGAGGTCTGATATTCAAAGAAAGGGCTAAGCACTCATAATGCTTAGTCCTTTTTGCGTAATATCGCAATATGAATAACGACCTATACATACCTGACTCTTTGTTCCCAACGGACAACGATTTTGAGGTGCCAAGCCTCAGATTAGACATGCAAGCAACAACTTGCCAAATTCCGTTTGTCTGTTTTGGCGAGCAAAAGCGCACATTCAAAATGAATGGCACAGGAACGCTACATTTCTACACTGATGACTATAGGTTCAATGCGGTTTACGAACACCCCGAGAAAATTTTGCAGCAAAACCCAGCACAAATTGTAGAACCCAATTTCTCGCTATTCAATGAAACACCTATTGCGTTCGGTCTGCAAGCAATCTACAAGAAACGACTCGTTGCAAGGCAGATGCAGGAGGAAGGCATTCGCGTGTTCGTTGACCTGAATGTCGCTAACAAGTTCTACGCATTCAATTTGCTTGGAGTGCCGAAGGGCTGGAGCGCATTCTGCACACGAGGCTACGAGGACAGAGTTAACGCCCTGAACTTCGAATACGAGATAGCTACGCGTGTTTCTGACGGCAACAACCTTACGTTCGTTGTGTATGGCGGTGGCGAGGTTATTAAGCAATGGTGCAAAGAGCATGGTGCGGTTTACGTTACACCAATCATCATCATAAAGAACAAGTACAAGTCTATTCAGCGAATGGCACAGAATACAGCCTTGTTCAAAGAAAACTGGGACATGGGCAAGACTATTCCAACGCTGAAAGATTTGCTTGACAAACAAGTTATTGACAACAGAAAACAAATTGAACATGGCGAAAGGTAGTGGAGGCACACGAAATCAAAGACGCTCGTCAGAACATCGTACTGGTCCAGGTTTTACAGAACCAATAAAAGGTCCTACAGAACCATCTTCATCAGCAACTGAAATCCAATACGTATTTACAGATAAAATAACGGGAAATCAGTCTGATGGTTACAAAAATCTTGACGCGGTTAAAACGGCTATAAAAGAAGCTGAAAAAAACGACAAGAATGCTGGTGTGTACGAAGAAGATAGTTATTACATTGAGCGTATTGAAAACATTAAAGGTCGAGGACGCTCCGAACATTGGCATTTTGGAAAATAAGGTGATTTATGGCAAAGGGCAGCGGAAGTACAAGAAATGCGCGTAAGAAGTCATTATCGATAAACCTTGGGAGCGGTGAATATGATGACCTTTTACAAGATGCAAAGAAAATCTTTGAGAAAGAAGCAAGTGATAATTTAGGAGACTATAAATCTCGGAAGCCGAAAAAAGTTTCAGATGAGGAATACGATAGATTGTTAAAATCTGGAGACTACATTGAGGTTTATCATGGAGGACGTCCGCAAGATGTAGAACAACTCATAAATGGTAAGTATTATGTCAACAACGAGCTTCATGTGAGCGGGTTTGGATATTATTTCGGGAGAGAAAAGAAAACTGCCGAAAGGTATAGCAAAGGGGCTGTACTAACTGCTCTTGTGAAGAAAAGTGATATAATGCCAAGAGATGGCCTCTCTACAGAGAGAATAACTAATTCTGAGAGATACATACCAAAGGGCTCAAAATTCAAGAATGGTTCGGCCGTAACCGACTCAGACAGAAAAGACCTGTTCAACACATCTACGCTCGCAGCACACAAACGATATAAAAGTGCAGAGGCGTCATATTCTGCGGTGGTGGTCGTTGACAGGTCCGCAATCATAATAAAAAAGAAATAGATATTGCGAATTGCAGCAAAAATATTGCCATTACGCAAATGCACGAACAATTATAATACAAAGCAAATATGCAAGCAAAAACAATCAAACTTTCTGATTTGCACCTCAATACTGGACAAATCAAAGACGTGCCAAAGAACCCTCGCTTCATCAAAGATGAGCGTTACGAAGCACTCAAAAAGAGCATTGAAGATGACCCCGAGATGCTCCAACTTCGTGAACTCGTTGCCTACGACAACAACGGAGAACTTGTCGTTATCCTTGGCAATATGCGTTATCGAGCAATGAAAGAACTTGGCTACAAAGATGCTCCTGTTAAGGTGTTACCAGCCGAAACAGACGCAAAGAAACTCCGCGCATATATTCAGAAGGACAACATCGCATTCGGTCAAAATGATTGGGACTTGCTCGGCAATGAATGGGACGTGGAAGAGTTGCAGGATTTCGGGTTGGAATGCGAGTTTCTTGAAGATAACGAAAATGTAATAGAAAACGAAGATGAGGGGGAAAATGATGAAATTGAAGATTTTAGCTCAGAACTCACTCCTCAATACAAAATAGAAATATCGTTCGATAATGAAGAAGAACAAGAAAAGATATACAATGAATTAACAGAAAGAGGACTATCATGCCGAATTTTGACATTATAAAAGAAGTCAATCCACCAAAAAGCTTTAGGTGCGAGTACGTAAGAGGTACTTACGATTTAAGTATCGACAAAATCAAAGAACATTTTAAGGGTAGTATTGATTTTCCGCAAAATTGGCAGATTGGATTGATTGTTGGTAACAGTGGAACAGGAAAGACAACGATTGCAAAGTCTCTTTTCCCAGATGCTTATATCGAGCATTTTGCCTACGATAAAGAATGTTTCCTTGATGATTTCCCAAGAGAAGCAAAAATGCAAGATGTATGTAAAACATTGAATAGTGTTGGCTTTTCTTCACCTCCTTCATGGCTTAAACCTTATGCGGTTTTGAGTAATGGGGAAAAGATGAGATGTGATTTAGCAAGAGCTATTTTGTCAGAAAAAGAATTATTCGTTTTCGATGAATTTACGTCTGTCGTTGACCGAAATGTCGCAAAGATAGGCTCATTAGCTATGCAGAAAGCTATCAGACAATCAGACAATAAAAAGCAATTTATTGCGGTTACTTGCCATTTTGATGTGATTGAATGGTTACAGCCAGATTGGATATTCAACACGAATGATATGACGTTTAGTTTGTATTCAAAAAAAAAAGACCAAACATCACTTTATCAATATACGAAATACCAACAGCACAAGACAAGCGGAAATATTGGAAAATGTTTAGCAAATATCATTATTTGAGCGACAGCTTTAATATTGCTGCAAAAGTATTTATTTGCTTTGCTAATGATAACCTATGCGGATTTTGCGCGGCATTACCTTTCCCTCACCCTAAAATTAAGAATGTGTACAGAGAACATCGAACTGTTGTATTACCCGATTTTCAAGGTGTTGGCATAGGACACAAATTTTCAAATTGGGTCGCTGAATATTTCATCAAACATGGAAAAAGATATGTTTCTACAACTTCTAACCCAGCATTGATACATGCAAGATGTAAAGATGCTAAATGGGTGCTGAAAGAAATGCCGAAAAGAAAGAATCAACCTAAAAATGCAAAAGTCTCCAAAATTTCGTTCAAATCAAATTCTCACAACAGAATTACAGCAAGTTTTGAATACATAGGAAATAAACAATAAAACTATGGCTAAAGCAAGCGGTAGTACACGCGCATCAAAGTGGAGAAGTTCTTCTAACCTTGAAAGGCTTTACTACAAGAACGGGAAACGTGTTGAATATGCTGAACTTGATGACGCTGCAAAGAAGCAAGTCAAAGAAGAAAAGAAAATAGTTGTGAAGGCAATGCTTTGCAAATTAAGGGATACCCAAACCGAACAAGTCATAGACAACAACCAACGTATTGTAATCAGATATACAAAAAGAGGAATTGACCATGTGGCAAACGATGCAATGTTGATGCTCAGCGGAAAGTATTTCAGCCGAAAATCAATGCTGAAAATAAACGAAATACTTGCGAAGTCAACCTATGTTCCAACCCTGCATGGTTTGTCACATTCCCGAGACGATGGTCGCAATTTATGGTTCAGTTACATTGATGGTGATGGACGTGGCGTCTATTTTAAGGTTTGCAAGAATGCTCTTGGTTCTTATGAATTATATTCTGTAACAGATAAAAAATAAGAATAAACATACAACCCACAAAAGGCTTAACACGCCAAGTTACATTGCCAATGCTTATTCTTACATCGCAAAACTACGAACAAATAATCAATTTAGCAAATAACATGCGAAATAAAAGCGAACAAAACCTTATCCCGATGAATAAGCAGCCGCCCGAGGTGCAGAGGGAACTCAGCAGAAAGGGCGGCCGCAATTCAGGAAAATCACGCAGAGAAAAGCGTGCAATGGCTGATGTGTTGCGCATGATGATAGAACAGCCCATACCAGCAAATCAACGCAATGCCGTGCAAGCCTTGAAAAAGTTGGGCATAAGTTCTGCAGACGCCACAAATGCAGCATTGATTAACCTGCAACTCGTCAACCTTGCGCTAAGCAGTTCAGTTGACAACAAGACAAAACTCAGAGCGATTGAACTTATACACAGGTTTATTGACGGGCAAAAGGTTGATGTGACAACGAACGGAAAAGATGTCGCGAAAGAGCCTCTTGTGGTGCAAGTAATTGACAGCCGAGAGCAGGTAGACAAGCAAGATAATGAAGATACAGACAACGAGGATTTATAGCGAAATAGAAAACGCTAAAGCTAAAGGCTACACAACCGTCAGCGAGCAAGGAAGCAGCCGAAGCTCAAAGACTTACAACACGGTCATTTGGGTGTGCGTGTATTGCTTGCAGCACGCCAACACCTCGGTATCAATAGTGCGTGCGACACTTCCAGCTCTAAAAGGTTCCGTATTGCGTGACTTCGTAAAAATCATGCAAGACATGGGCGTTTGGAATGACTGCTCATTCAATAAATCCGATTTGATTTGCACCTTCCCGAATGGCTCATGGGTTGAGTTTTTTTCGTGTGACAACGAGCAGAAATTGCGCGGTCGTAAGCGACAAATTCTGTACGTAAATGAAGGCAACGAACTAAAGTTTATAGAATGGCAGCAGCTGCAAATGCGTACAACTAAATTTTCTATCATTGACTACAACCCATCATTCTCTGATGACCACTGGCTATGCACGCTAAACAAAGAGCCTAAGACCTATCATTTCATCACCACATACAAGGATAATCCATTCCTTGAACAAAAGGTTATTGACGAGATAGAGAGCCTTAAATATAAAAACCCGTCCTTATGGCGCATCTACGGTCTTGGTTTGCAAGCTATGGTAGAGGGTTTGATATTTGAGAATGTGGAAGAGATAGACGAGATACCTCGCTGGCATCAGAAGCATCACTACCGAGGCATGGACTTTGGTTATACGAACGACCCTACGGCCATTGTAGACGTGTATATTAACGATAATTCGCTGTGGATTGATGAAGTATGCTACCGCACGGAAATGCTGGCTGCAGACATAGCGAAAGCGCACAAGGAAGCCAATCGCGAATGCGGACAAAATATTGAGATAATATCTGAGAGTGCCGACCCGCGACTGATTGACGAAATTTCGAATGCAGGGCTTGACATTCACCCCGTACACAAGTTTCAAGGGTCAATTATGGCTGGAATACAGAAGATGCAAGAGCTAAAGATACGCGTGACAAAGCGAAGCACAAATGTACTGAAAGAGTTCAGAAACTACACCTACCGACAGAATAAAGATGGCAAGTGGCTGAATGAGCCTATTGACGCCTACAACCACGCGATAGACGCAATACGTTATGTTGTGCTTGATAAACTGCTCGGGCAGAATAGTAACGGCATAGAAGCCGATGATTTTATAGATATGCTGTAATAAACAAATACGAGAAAATAATAAACATGAAGCCAATAAGAGAGATAATGGCATTGGGCGACCCGATGCAGATTTACACGCTGCTGACAGCACGCAAACGAGGTTTCAAGAAGCCTCTTGATGTAACAGAAGCGGAATATAACCCAATGCAGCACGCAGTCTATGACAAGACAAAGCGCAAAAAAAAGGAACTTAAGGTAAAGAGCGACAAGCGAGACAATGATGGGAACTGGCTATACAAGACAAAGTATGTAGACCGCTGCCGTATTGCTGTTCCAGCACAGCGACTTATCTGTGAGCGTGATGTTGGCTTCTTGCTTGCCAAACCAGTCAAATACAACATCGATGGTGTTGCAGATAGCCAGCAACAAGAGTTGTATGACAGCGCAAAGGATATTCTGAAATACAATAAGATAGACTACTTCGACAAGCGACTTGCACGCGAGTTGTTCCGTTGTTGCGAATGCGCGGAGCTATGGTACATCGTTAAGGGCGAAGATGGCGAGGAGGACGAAATGCGTGTAATGCTGCTCTCGCCATTGCATGGGGATATTCTGTACCCCCACTTCGATGACTACAACCGCATGGACGGATTTGCGCGCAAGTACAATGTAAAGGACGAACTCGGCAATACGACTGTCCATTTCGATGTGTACACGTCAACCCTCGTGTACCGATACATGAACAATGGAGCAAACCTTGAACTTATTGACGCAAAACCGCATGGCTTTGGAAAAATTCCCGTCGTGTATTATAGGCAGGAGGAAACCGAATGGGAATGCGTGCAACCAATCATTGAGCGATTGGAAGAACTTCTCTCTAATTGGGGTGACGTGAATGACTACTTTGGTGCGCCAACATACTTCTTCAAGGGCAAGATGAAAGGCTTTGCCGAGAAAGGTGAGGTTGGCCGTGTATACCAAGGCGAGGGCGAAAATGCTGACATGAAGGTCGTATCGTGGAACTCTGCTCCCGAGAGTATGCGACAGGAGGTAGCCAACCTAACAAACATCATATTCTCATATTCGCAGACGCCTGACATATCGTTTGAGAACATGAAAACCCTTGGTAACAACACGAGCGGAGCGGCAATACGACTCATGTTTACCGACCCACACCTAAAGGCCGAAACGAAAGAGGAACTGTTTGGCGAGATGTTTACGCGAAGGTTTAATGTCGTGAAGAGTGGCTATGCAACAAGCATGAAAGCTACACCCAAGCGTATTGCAGACCAGTTGCAAGTAACGCCAGTGTTCACGCCCTACATACCGAAAAACGAGATGGAGATGCTGCAACTCATCAACCTGTCAACGCAGAGCAAGCAAACGATGTCGCAAGAAGATGGTGTAAGGCTTAATCCACTTGTGAGCAATCCCGAGGAAACAATCAAGCAGTTGCAAGAGGAGAGCGCACAATCAATGAAGATGGCCTTGTTCGGCACAACAAAAGAGGAGGACGAAACTGGAGAGGAATAATAACTGAAACACGGAATGACCGCTGAACAGATATTGACAAAATTGCTTCTGCAAGCTTCAGGCGACTTGCAGAAGCTATACGACAAACTTATTAAAGAGCTGACAAAGGCAACATCAAATTCTGTTCACGCTGTCAGCCATGATGAATTGTATACAATAGCAAAGGCTTGCACCCCGACCGAAAAAGAACGGGTGCAGGCTTTGCTTGATGCTTACAGCAGCACTCTTGGCTCGCTTATAAAGCAGGGCATAACGCGTGCCGTTCTGCTCTCAGCCAACATTCAGCAAAAGGCTCTGTCTGCATACACGCGTATGCAGGGCAAGGAGGTTGACGATTGGCGTGAAAGTACGGCAAAGGCATTCATCAACAGCAGAATGAAACGCGATGGTGGACTCAACCTTTCTGACAGGGTGTGGAACTACACGCAACAAACAAAGGCGGAGTTTGAACTCGCCATGTCGCAAGCACTTGAAAAGGGTATCAAACAAGGCATATCGGCAGAGAGCCTTGGCCGTCAGATACGGCAGTATCTCAATAACCCCGATATGATGTACAGACGTTATCACCTCAAAAAGGCCATAGCAGACGGTACGAAACGCGATGTTGTGGAATGGCGCAGACGTGTGATAGACGAGCAAGGCAAGGTGCGCTTTGTTAAAGAGGACTTGGCCCATGTCGGCACTGGCGTATATCGTTCAGCACGTCAGAATGCCTTGCGCCTGACTATCACAGAAACGAATATGGCATACAACTATGCAAATTGTGAAAGGTGGAGTAGTGAGCCATACGTGTTGGGCATTCGTATTCGACTGTCAGCTAATCACCCCGAGGAGGATATTTGCGATGAGCTTGCAGGTGACTACCCAAAAGATTTCATGTGGAGAGGCTGGCACCCACGTTGTCGCTGCTCCATGTCATCAATCTTGATTGACCGCAATAGCGAGGAGTGGAAATATTTGCGTTCTCTGCCCGAGAAAGAGTATAGGGCTTACAAGTCCCCCAACCTTGTGCCGAACGTGCCTGAGAATTTCTCTAAATGGTGCGAACGCAATGCTGACAAGTTGGACTTGGCGAGAGAGAACGGAAAGCTGCCTTACTTCGTGAGGGATAACCAGAAAGTCGTTGGTGATTTGCTTGGGTGGAAGGATAAGCAACCAATTAAGCATGGCTATATTGGTACAAAACTCGGTAGGAAAGAGGCCAATGAAGCATACAAGTACTATGTTGATAGCAAGCCTATTAAACTTTCAGACGAGCAAAAGAAGAATGTACAGGAGATTGCTAAAGAAATGGGGATAATAAAAAACATTGCCCCTATGACATTCTTTGAAGCAAATAATGGACGGGCAAATATAAACTACGGAAAAGGCGGCATATATCAAGAGAACTGTCAGTCTTGTGTTGTTGTACATGAAGCAAGGTTACGTGGACTTGATATTACAGCCTTGGGATATTCAGGTAAAAAGGATAGTGTACAATTTCAATTAGGAGAACATTTTGAAGATGCTTGGATTAACCCGAAAACGGGGAAAGTACCCAGTTCGACTAAAATCAAAGGAGAGGATTTATTAAGCAAAGTGGAAAAGCAAATGAAAGCTGTTGGTCGTTATCATGTTGGTATAAACTACAATGAACAAGATGGTCATATAATTACGGCAGAAAGGACAGAAAATGGTAAACTGCTTTTGTATGATGCACAAAGTGGTCTATTCTGGTCGGAAAAAGAATTCAAAAAGGCCATGTTTATAGAAATACTAAAGATAGATAAACTTTTAATCAACCCCAAAATGCTTAAGGGTATATCAAAGACAATATAATGTGTTTTCTTGGCCAATGGCCCACATTGTTTCTTGTAAATCCTTAACAAAAACAATAGAACCTCCATCACGTGAAATTTTTATATATTGGGGTAACCCGTATTTTTTTCCAATTAAAGATGTTTTTGCTAAACGATAATATTTCCTGCCATTGCGTTCTCCAACAGGACGCACAATGTCATATCCCATTTCTTTAGCCTTATCTAAGGCTATCTGATAGTAATCAATCTTGCTCATAATAATTTTGTTTTGCCGCAAAGTTATTGAAAAATTGCATTCCTTGCAAATGCGACAGGCGTTGCAAGGAATGCTTTTGTGTGTTTTAATACTCAATTTTCCAAAGATAGTTCGGTTGATTTTGAATCATGACAATAACATCGGGTTCAAACTCAAATGAAGTTAAACAAGGAGAGTTGTAGTATAAGATAGGCTCCAAGTTGCCTTTTACAACAGACACTCTGTAGCCTCTTTTTCTTAAAATCATATACTGGCTTCCTAGTACGATTTGGTGTTCTCTAAGGTCTTTGCCGACCATAGCGATAAGAATATCCACTGCTTTCATAGTTTCATCAATTTATTCAGTATTTGCTCGTATTCTTTCATTCTTTTAGTTGCAAAGGGAATGCGGTTATAACCTCCCAATGCAACAGCAGATTCTTTTATGTCGCTAATCTTATCTATAATAGCCAATTTTATGCGGCATAACTCGTCAGAAGTAAGAGTGATAGTCTTTTCCATTGTTTCTTTTACTTAATCGATTTCCCAAAGATATTGAATGTCCCCACCTCCTAAAGTAAGCGTCACGTCAGGCTCGGCCATCAAGTCACTTTTTTTGAATGAGAAATAATACAGCGACCTTGGCTTAAGCTCGCCACTGATTATCTTCAATTCGTATGATGACTTCATATAGGCTGAGCCAGTGGCCAAATCCCATCGAAGCAGGTCTTTCAAAAAATCTTTTGCTTTCATGTTGTTTAATCTATAAAGTCATTGAATGTTGTTACTTCTGTTCCACCATCATAGAAAGGCTTCTTGTCGCAAATATAGCCCTTCCAATAGCCATATTCGTAGATACAGAACATGTGGTATCCAGCATTACGAAGAGCCTTAAAAGCTGCTTTCATCTCCTCGCCATTAAATCGGATATTAACGTCACTGTCAAATGCTTCGTAGCCACCAAATCCGTAGGCCTTGCCACTTCGTTTAGAAACCATAACGTATAGAGTCTTGCCCCTGTACGCGTTTTGTCTCTCTGGGTGAAATATGCGCCAGACGCAAGTGCTGAGAAACGCATCGCAAATGTATTGTACAACCTCTTGACGTACTTCTGTTGGTTGAACATAATCGTTCATCGGTATGTTTACTGTTATTTCCATTGCCGTAGTGTTGTATTAAATTCGTGTGATTGTTTTGGCTGTTTCCTCTCCCCACAGTTCGACTATTATGTCGTAGGCTTCCTTGTCATCGCCCCAAGCGTACATGCACTCGCAGTTATTGTATTCAAAGAAATACACCTCTTGTGGGTCACAATTAGCTTTTATTTCCTCGTCCCTTTTTGCGAAGTAATCAAAAAAGGTCTTATATCTATCGACATCGGGGTGCGTCTTGTATCTGGCGTTGTAATAGAATGAAACAGTCTTAGCATTAAGCATTACTACGCTGCCCTCGGTGCAAGACCAGTCAATAAAGTATTCAAGCGTGCCTTTAGTCGTTTGAATGTGCCTTATCGCTTGTGGGTTCTTGGCCTTGGTCCTTGCATAGCTTTTTGCGAAACGTTCTTTAAGGCCGCAATTCTTAGCGTGTATGTAAGCATCTTGGTAGTTCATGATGTATTCGTTACCCTCTTTCAATTTTGCTTCTTCTTCGTTCATAGCTGTTTTTTGTTATAAGCGAGTGGGCATTGCACCCACTCGCGAGGTTGATATGTTTAGATTGAGTATTGCTCTTCAAGAAACTTGACCATTGCTCTATTCTGTGGCAGCATGTCAGGTATATTCATGCTGTCGGCCTTATAAAGCTCTGTTGCAGCGTTATACACGTCCCATACAGTTGTTTTATTTGTGTTGTGGTAGTTTATAAGTAGCAACTCTGTAAAGCGCGAAATTTGCGCCTGATTGAGCGGATAAACGACTGGCTCTTTGATAGCTTTGTTCGATGTGTCGCACTTTACTCGGATAGCTGTAAGCATGCCAATTAGCGTAAATACTTGCTCGGCCGTGAGTTCTATGCTTTTCATACGTTCCATTCGCTCTCTGTCGCTTACAATGATATGGCGTGCATCAACGAGCCACGACTTGATAACATCAAGTACGTCTTGCACGGTAATCTTATCACCTCGCCCAGCACCTTTTTCGGCATACGTTGATATGTAATTGCTCGCATTGAGCATACATTGGTTATGGCATATCTTGACCATATTGCCAAATCCAGCCTGAATGCCTTTTTGGTGGAATGCAATAGCGATATTCGTAGTGTTCTCACTGTCATCAAAATCGTTTATTCTGATGTTTGCGAAAACGCGTCTCAAGATATGTGCTTCTACCGCCTTATCTCCGTACTGGGCTTCTACCTGCGGAAGTAGCACAACACCTGGCTGAGCGCGGTCTTTGTTCTGTGCCGCAAATAAGTCGTACACTTCAACATTGAAGTGTTGCTCGTTGCACATGTTAATTACTTCGTTGAGCAACTGGAAGTGATAGATGCCTTTCAAAGGGTTATTGTATACATCGTTTTCCTTGTGCGTGCGTTCGAGCTGTTCCAGTGTAATTGTCTGTACTTTTGCTTTTTCGAAGTCAAAAAACTTATTATCCATTGTGTTATATATTTTAGAGTTGTTGTTGTTAAATTAAAAATGCGCTTAACGTTATCGCCCAACGAATTGTGACAGCAAAGTGCGAGGTGTACGTTTCGCTCCCAACTGGGATAAGTCTGACTTATGCACTCGTGCAACTATTCAGAGGTATCTCCTTTTCTAAGCATCTTAACGTTTAGCTTCAACGTTTGGCTTATTTATTGTTCACGCCAAACAAGAACGTTCTATGGCTATCCAAACACAGCTCGCCACAGATGAGCTGATTTTTTTGTTAGGTGTTTTTTCTCACCCCGCGGCTTGGCCGTCCGCTGACTGTTGTATACGGTTTTTCTCTACAATGGTGCTTGGATTGCACCTACGGCTTTTTAGTTGTATTGCTCAACCCTCGTAACGATAAGGTACGGTATACGTTTTCTCGGTTTGTAACGTGTTATCTCACGGCTGGTTAACACCACAGCTTTCGGATTTACTCTTATCTGAGGTTTACTTTCTGCTTTTTTGAAGGGAAAGCGCAAAGAAATTCTAAGAATCGCCCGTACCCTATTCAAACGCTTGTCTTGTAGGTGTGAGGGGAGTCGAACCCCTCACGCTGCCTTGTCAGCTCACCTTATTCTATAGGTCGTTTTGCATCTTCGAGGTAATCGAAAGCCTCATTTATTTTGTCCGCTGCATCGTCCAAGTATTCCATACGAGCAAGAATTTTGTCATCGAGTGATTTACATTGTCATTGAAATATGAAACGAGGAATTTCTTGTCATGCCAGCGAGTTATTACAACATACATGTTGCCATTTCTAACCTCTCCACCGCAGTTGTTGGTTATTGCTTCGTATAACTCTTTTTTGTTCACTGGGGTAATTGTCTGTATCATTGTTGTTTTGTTTTATTGTTTGTTACTTTATTTCTTAATCACGTTGCAAAGATATAACTAAAAAGTAATATAGCAAAGAAAAATAACGGAAAAGTAATATTATATTTTCTCACATCTAACGAAATATCTCTATATTCGCGTAAAACTCAATGAGTTATGCGAGATTACAGAAATGAACTATTAAACAAGTCAACCTCGGCAGAAAAGTCTGTTTGCCGAATTTTGGACAAGTTGGGCGTGAAATTCATACGCCAGTACAAGATACAGACACCCCGTAAGACATTCTACATAGACATATATGTTCCAGCCCTGAAAGCCTGCATAGAGGTCGATGGTAAATACCACTTTACGGACACGCAAAAGCGGCTTGACAGCAACAGAAGTGCGTGCATAAGAAGAATGGGGCTGTCAGTAATTCGGATATGTAATACAGATGCATACTCGGCCAAATCTGTGAAATCAATGCTGCAAAGGCATATTTTGCGGCAAAATCGAAAGAAAAACAAATAATGCGCAGATGTGTGGCTTTCTTATTATCTACATTTGTTATTGTATAATTCAATTAAATCTATGAACAAGAAAGTATTTAACGCACTTAAGACCTTGTATGCAGACAAGGGGTTGGGTCAGACAGAACTGGAGGAGTTGGCTGGCATTGTCGGTCAAAATCTCAGCGAAGATGCAAGCGAAGACGATATTAACAACGCAGCAAGCGGTGTTTCGGCCTACGTTGACATCATGCAAAAGGTCGGTAATCGGTATGCTTCTGCAATAGAAGCGAAGTATAAGGGGTATGTGAAGCCAGAACCTACGGGACAAGAAAAGAAAAAACCTGAGCAATCTACACCTAATAATTTACTAACGGAAGAGCGAGTTGCGGAAATGCTTAGAGAAGCCTTGCAGCCGTTCAAAGAGAAAGAGGAGCGCCAAAGATTGAATGGTATTCTTGCAGGTCAAGAGAAGCTGAAAGGCATTCCGTCTAAATTCGTTGGTCGCTACAACCTCGAAAAAGAAGAAGATGCCGCATCACTTGCATCACAGATTGAGCAGGATTATGCAGAAGAGCGCAAGGCGATATTATCATCACTCGGACTTGCCGATATCCCATTAGGCAATGGTGGCGAGCCTGACAGCGATGAGGACTTCGCGAAGAAAATGCAAGATGCACAGAAAGCACTTGCTAAATCTTAAAAACCAAAACGAATAAAACATGATATACAAAGAAACTAAACCGACCAATATTCAAGAGGGCGTATGGGACGAGAAGTCTTGTGTGCGCAGACAGAGCGGTTTCAATCTTGACCAGACTGGACTCCCTGCAACGTTGAAGTGGTTACCAAAGGGCGCACCTCTTGCACTTACAGCGTCAGGCAAGGTAAGTGTATGCAAGACAGCAAAGGTCTACGAGGCAGCAGCTAAATCAGCAACAGAGGTAAAGGTGTATAAGGGCCATCTCCTCGCTGTTGGCGACAGCCTTGCAGGTTCTGCAATCTCTGCTATTGACACAAGCAATGCAGACTTTGACAAGGTTACGGTTGCAGCGTTGGCAGAGAAAGCAGACAAGGACGCAGTTCTTGACAACGGAAATGCCGCAAAGGTTATCGGCCTTAATTATGCGAGCGTAGAACTTGATGGCATGCAGAGTTGCACCCCAACCTTGCAGGCTTACGAGATTGAGGAAGATACACTTCCATATCCAATTAACGATGCTATCAAGGCCGCATTAACCTCGCGTCACGCATTCAAGATTAAGTAACATAAAAGAACTTATAAAAAAGAACATATATGGATTCACTGATAAAAGAGCTTGAGAAGCCGAAGCGGTTTGACTGCTTTATTCAAGAGCAGATGAAGAACTCTACCTATATCGCAGAATGGAAGAGTGAAATTCGCTCTGTGGAATATTGCGCAGCAAAGGTATATCAGGCATATCTCGCTGAATATGCTGCCGCAATGGTCGGTTCAATCATTGCAAAGGACGCGGAGAAGCCCACACACCAGATGCCAACTGCAAGTATGTTAATGGGTTCTCTGAGCCGCATCGCAGACGAGTGGCAGATGGATAACAACCGACTGGAGCAGTATTATTACCTTGAAGGCCGTTACAAGGACAAGGAAGCAACATTCTCACAAGAGCAAAAGCAGGTGGAATACGCCAAGCTCGTCAAGTTCCTGTTTGACCCATTCGAAAAGGCTGTAATTGCTCCCCACAAGCGCATTGATATGCTCTACTTCGAGGGCTTGTTCAACGGAACACAGACGGTAGACGGAACGAATAACAAGAAGTCGCCAGTGTCGTATACTTACGACCTCGGTGTCAAGCGTTTCAAGGCCAAGGTCGCAGCATGGGGAACGGAAACCGCAACACCTTTGAGCGACATTCAGGAGATTGTAGACTATCTCGGTTCTAAGGGCAAGGTGGTACGCAAGATGCGTATGTCAATCCGCACATTCCGCAAGATGTGCAAGGCCAAGGAACTCAAAGATGTGTTCACATTGAAACTTGGCAAGGTAGAAGTCAATAACGCACGAGTATCTTACAACGAGGTAAATCAGTACTTGCAGACAATTCTTTTGCCTGAAATTACTATTGAAAAGGATAGATACTGTCTGTTGCAAGACGGTACGTCAATCAACATGACACGTGATGACAGAGTTGTGTTCCAGTGCGCGGACAATGTAGCTGTGCTTAAGGTTTCTGACCCCCTCGAAGCGATTGACCCTACCCCGAACAAGGTCTATTCAGTATATGATGACAACCATGTTGGTATGTGGCGAAGCGACAAGGGCCGTTTCATAGACTACGAAATGTGGGCTAATCCCGTATTCACTGGCAAGGAAGATTTGTATATCCTCGAAACGGATAAGACAAACTAATAGATAATTCATTGTTGTTTTTAGGTTGTTATGAATAACAGAGAAGCAGTTGCGGCCACTATTGAGCCATATAGTGTGTCAGACGATAGCATTGATAAGGCTCTTATTGATGCAGGTGAACGCTTTGGTGAAAATCCTCCCGAAACAGAATACACGCTGCAAGGCAAGAAGTGTGTCGCACTTGCTTCGATGTTATGTTTGTCAAGATTGCGTGTACTCGCAGCGGAAAACATAGGCGGCATATCGCAGACTTATGCGGTGAGCAAATTGGAGAAATCTATACAAGCAATAGCAAGTGATGCTGGAATATCCGCAGACCTTGTGCTTGCTGACGATAGTGAAAATGTTGTTAGCTGTATATCAATATGAGATTAGATGATAAAATAATACTCGAACGTGTTGTTGCAGGGCAAGATGAACAATTAAACCCGACTGAAACAATACAGAAGATAGACCTCGGTAAATGTATCATAACACCGAATTCATCAGCCGCTAAAATCAAGGGTAATGATGGCTCGGATTATGTTTACAGTTATCTCATAATCATGCGAAAGCCTAAAGATATAACGCTGATACCGCAAGCGAACGAAAAGGTAAGGATTACAAAAAAAGATGGCTCTATTGACATGATGTGTAGAGTCTCGGGGTTTGTTACCTTGCGTAGATGGTTAAAGATATGGCTGTAGAAGCATTCGGATTTGACGAAGTCTTGCGTAAATTAGGTTCAAGCGATTTGGCAAGCGAACAGTCTGCCCCCGATACGCGTATATTGCGTGAGTTGCAAGTAATAGCAGAAGAAGCATGCAATATGGCCAGAGATACGTATCCGTCACGCGCGAGCGGAGGGTATGATGACCACACCCGAAATCTACGAGGAAGCATTGGCTTCCGAATTAACTTCCGAGGCGAAGAAGTCGTGAGAGGTGGCTTCGATGGCAGAGGAAGCGAAATCGGAGAAAATGCAGCGAATAGCGCACTATCTAAAACGATTATAGATAACTCAACATGGGAGATTATAATCGTAGCTGGAATGGAATACGCGCGCTATGTAGAAGCAAAGGGCTACAATGTTATAACATTTGTGCAGAATTACCTTGACGAGCAAATTAGCAAGCTAAAACAAGACATCAAAAATGGTAATATATGAATGGAATGCAGGCCGTCACAGACCTATCGAAGTATATCGCGAAGAACATTGACGATATTCAGGTGTTCAAGATTGAGAAGCCTACGAACTTCGAAGGAGATTACATTTGCCTGAACTATCTGAATATATCATACGGCAGAGCAGTTAACACATCTTGCATCGTGAACATCAATCTACACGCAAGCGACATGACTGACAGCCAGCCCGACACGGAGAAACTGCAAAGAATGAGTGAGCGCATATTCAGCCTTATCCCGTGTCGTAATATAGACACAGAGGACGATGAACGCGAGCTTATAATCGGTGGGGCGTGGTATAATATCGAAAGTGACAGCAACTGTATTAAAGACAATGACGGCACACATTTCATAAATATAAGAGTTCAGGTAACATTTACGAATTAAAATAGAAAACAATATGGCCAACAAATCAGGTGCATGGGGTATTGAGGGCGTAAAATTTGCCCCTCTTGTTGACAATCCTACGGTCAAAGGAAATACAAGTAATCCTGCGAAATCTGCCTTCCCAACAAGTTGGGAAGAATATAAGCTGAAAGCGATTGTTAAGGACTCGCTTAGCTTCAACGACCAAGCACCCTCTACAAATAACATCGAAGTAGAGGACAGTGACAATTATTATGCAGTACTTCAGAGCGATGCTGGCTCAGAGGGCTTCACTGTTCAGGTGTATGACATGAGCAAGGAAGCATATATGTTCTTCTTTGGCTTCAAGGAGGGCGCAGCAAGCGGAGCTGACAAAGACTATCTTGTCGAAGACCCGAAATTCAAATTGCAAAATCATGCCGTGCAGATTACCACAAAGGGTACAGATGAGTTTCCCTCGCACATCTTCGAGTGGGCGAACATGAAGCTCGTTGTTACTAAGAGTGGAAGCATTGGTAAGAGTGGTTTCCCGAACATTAACATTGAATGCACGAAGCAAGCAGTGTTCGATGTTGTGACTGGCGAGGAGATGCCTTCGGCACGTCATAAACCAAACGCAGGTTCAACAAGCAGCAATACAGGCCACGACCATTCAACAGTAAGTAAGAATAGCTAAATTTCCACCATCATATTTTTAGCGGTAGCGACATTGGGCCGCTACCGCTTTTTCTTTAACACCTATGGAACAAGAAAATAAGACATCATCAGTATTAGCGGAGAAGGCAATTTGGGTACGATTTGGACTCATTCCTTTCCGCATTCGCCCTCTCACCTTGGCTCAGATATGGGAGATTGGCGAAAAGGTGCAAGAGTGCAAGCAATTAGAAGTTGAAGGCCGATTTAACGCGATAGAGAAGATGCTTTCAGCGCATCAAGACATAAGAACGCTGCAAAAGATAGTCGTAAGGGCTGTTTTCCGCTCGTCTGTTGCGAGGTTTTTGCTTGGCTGGTATATCCGTAAGCATACAACAATGAAACGCTACAAACAAGTGATTTCTTTCTGCTCGCAAAGTTTTAATGCACCCTTTTTTTTTCAATCTATGATTTTCCTAAGAGGAGCAAAACAAGTGACGATGAATACTCACGAAGCACCTCTCCATGGGGCTTCGTAGGGGGAATAATGAAGTACTTCCGAATGAGCTACGAAGAAGTTGTGTTCAGACGGAGCTACATTAACCTTATACTACTTAACGCTGCAATTCCTGGAATTAAGCCACTTGACGAAGAGGAAAACGAAACAGAGAACCAGCACAACAGCCAACAGAAACCAAGTAAGAATTATATAACCAACGACAACGGGAATAGCTTTTTCTCGTCCTTAATGTAAGTAATATATATGGCAGAAGATATAGATGGCGCATTGGGCATTCGTGCCACGATTGACGCAGATGATATAAAGACAAGCGCGCAACAATGGGTTGACACCATAACAGGCATGCAGTCTAAAACGAACGAGGTTGTGCAAGGCATGAACGATAGCCTTTCGTCATTGCAAAAGCAGGTAGATGAGTTCGGAAAGGCGGCAAGTGGTATGTCGTTGTCTGAAATTGGTGACAAGCTGAATGGAGCAAAGGCACAATTTGTTGAGCTTGGTCAGACAATAGAGCAGCAAAAGGTAGTCATTGCAGATATAAAGTCAGCAGTTGAAGATTATGCAAGAGCGTATGCGGAAGCAAAAGAGAATGGTGGCAAACAGCAGATTGAAGATGCAAAGAATGCTTTGCTTGAAGCAAAAGATGCGCTAGCTCTTGCTAAAAATGAGCAACAGGGCTTCACCGAAGAACAAAAGAAAGCAAAGGCTCAAATTACAGAATTAACACAAGCGTACAAGGAGGCACAATCTTCGCAACCTACATTTGAGAATATTGTAAATGGTGCTGGAACAGCAGCTGAAAGAGTGCAAGCATTGCGTGACTCTTTTGCGAATTTTCAAACATCGTTGCAGAGCAGCCAAGACGCTGTTACAGGGCTGTCACAAGAGAGTGCAAAATCTACCGCAGCTGGTGATAGCGGCATGGCCGACATTAGCAAGACTATAAGCACACGATACATTGTTGAAGGTGCAGATGAGGTGCAGCAGAAAAGTCAAGATGTAGCGAACGGATTAAAGAATGTCGAAGCCTCGTATGCTTCTGCCGCAGCAACCGCGACAACCGCGTACAGCGAGCAAAAAAATATAATATCTGCTCTTGAAGGGCAGATACAGAACTTGCAGAATATAATGCAAGGTGCGGTAAAGGCAGGGGATATGTCATCAGCCTCTGAAGCAGCTACGCAGATACAAACGCTGCAAGTACAACTTACACAAGCGAAAGAGAATTTAGGGCAGTTACAACAGCAAGCTCAGGGCGCACAAGATACGCTTAATAACTTTGGTGCAGTTAGTGCTGGCGTTTCGCAAAAAGTAGAAGAACAAAGTACAACTTGGGGCAGATTGAAGGATAAATTCTCATCTGTTGGGCAAGGCCTTTCTAATTTCGCATCAAAACAGGTTGAAGGAGCTAAAGGAGCATTATCATCACTGACTAATACGGTAGACGGAATGGGCATTCCTCTATCAAAGACAATTACGAACTTTGGTAAAATGACAAAAGCTGCAATGGCATTCGTTGCAACGCCTCTTGGCATGATACTCGGTGCGATTGCTCTTGCTCTTAAGGCTGTGCATACGTGGCTTAACAAATCTGCCGAGGGACAGAAAGTTATGGCGCAGGTGTCTGCGTTCTTCGGAAGCATAATGGGTTCTGTGACGGATATTGTCATTGCTTTCGGTAAATATCTGTTCAAGACATTTACGGGCGGAAATAAGGCTGTCAGTGAGTTTATCTCAACGTTTGTAACCTCATTCAAGACTGGATTTAGCGCAGTAAAAAACCTAGTTGTTGGCTTCGGCACTATCTTTAAGGGCGTTTGGCAAATCATAACGGGTGAAATATCCGAGGGCTGGATAACACTTAAGGAGGGCGTATCGCAAATGGGGACAGGTCTTTTAGACGCTGGAAAAAATGTTATTAACCAGATTAAAACAGCAGTTGCAGGTATCAAGGCAACAGTCTCTGTCGTGTCTGGTATGTTTACTGATAATGAACTCGGGAATGCTCTTACAAAGTCTTTGACTGGCATGATACCGAAAGCAAGAGAAGCATCAAAAATAGCTTTGCAAAACTTAGACCTCTCAAAGAAGGAAGGTGAAGCAAAGGAGCGCGCACTAAAACTTGATACAGAAATTGCAGCACTACGAGAAAAGGCGTATACATTAACTGGCAAGGAGAAAGATGCAGCACTAAAAAAAGCGAAACAGCTAACTAAAGAAAAATTCTACGGAAAGGATATTGTTGACCAAAAGACTGGACAGAAAAAACATGAAGATGGTATTCTTGATGTGCAGAAGAAGCAATACGACAACCTTGTTAAACAGAACAGGTTACACACTCAAACATTGCAGACTATCAAAGCAGAACGCCAAGCGAGAATTGGCTTAATGCAGTCAGAAGCCACCGCGGCAGCATCAACACGTATGCTCACGCGCATGGAACAAGCTAACCTCCGTTCAATGGCATCTAAGGCCCAATCTGCCGCAAAGAGAGGGCTTAACCAATCTAATGCAGTTACCTCGGCGAATAGCAAAGTTATAGATGTCTATGACAAAAACAACAAAGCACGCGAGCAAGAAGTCGCGAAGGTAGAGAGTGCAATCGCAGATGCTCGCATTGCAGCCATGAAAGATGGCTACGCTCGAACGCGAGAAGAACGCGAGAAACAAAATAAAGACGAACTTGATAAGATTAAGCAGCAAGGCGATGCAGCAGTAGAAGCCGAAATAAAGCGACAGAAAGCAGAATATGAAGCGGAGCAAGCTGTAATTAAGGCGAGAGGCGGAAAGATAACTGCATGGAATGATAACATGGTCGACAAAAATGCGGTTAACAAGATTAAAGACCAATACAAATTGTTATATGATTTCACGGAGAAGAAGCAGCAAAGAAAGACAGTTGACAGCCTCGCTCAGGCATACGACAAGCAAGAACAAGAACGGCAAGACAAGATTAACTCTCTACGCAACGACATAGCAGAACTTGAAGAACAGTTGTCTAAGGCGACATCACAAGCAGAGAAAGATGAACTTGAAAAGTTGCACCGCAACGCCCAAGCCCAACTTGACTGGGTGTCTAAATCCAAGGACGCATGGAATAACTATTACGAGAAGTACGGAACATTCTTGGAGAAACGCAAGGCGTTGGAGGAGAAGTTCTTGTATGATAAGCAGGGGGTTGACGAAAACTCACCTCAATTCCTTATGCTTAAGAAGCAGCACGATGAAGCCGTTTCTGCGCTTGAAGCAGAGGAAAAGATGAAAGATTTTGACTGGATGAATGCGTTTGGAGACCTATCGAAATTAAGCAACGACACCCTTGAAAAGGTAAAGCAACAGCTATGGGACATTATCCAGTTAGATGACAAGCTGAACGCTACTGATAAAGCCAAGTTCGTTGAAAAATACAAGCAAGCAAGCGAACAAATTGACAAGAATAAGACTTCATGGGCTGGTGACAATTTCGTAACCAAGATTGTAGGCAAGAAACTTGAAGATGAACAGCTAAGGAAAAACTATGAGATAAAAAAGGCAGAGTTTGAAAAGGCGAAACAAAACAATTATGAAGCCGAAGCGAACAAGATAACCGCAGATGCAAAATTAAGCAAGAGTAGGCAAGACTTTAATGCGTTCTTAAAGGACAGCGGCAGTAACATGAATGCTGACCAATTCAGCGGAATGGATATGTCACAAGCCTTGAATATGTTCCAGCAGAGCGGTGGCGATATGTCGCAATTCGGGCAAAAATTCCAATCCTTATTCAAAGGGTTTGGACAAGCGCAAGGCGAAGCCGCAAACATGGCATCAAGTGCAGCCCAGACAGCGGAAGCCATGCAAGGTGCACAACAGGGTATGGAAGCTGCAGAGGGCGCGATGGGCGGCAGTGGCGCAAGTGGGGCTGCAATGACCGAAGCGATAATAAAAGGCGTCAATCAGAATGTCCAATCTCTTAACGAATTAACGAAGAAATGGGGTGATGAGGACTCAAATTTCTCCAAAGGTATGAATGCCTTCGCGGAGAGTTCAAACGAGGCGGTCGCTGCATTCGACAGCTTAAAGAGTGGTGATGTCTTCGGAATTATATTACATCTTTCAAATGCGATTGAAAGCCTTGGTACAAGTATGGCGTATTTCTTCGGTTTTAACGATGGCATGAAAGCATGGAAAGACGAACTTGAACATTACGAAAAACTGTCGGGTATATGGAGTGACCTTATAGATAAGAAGCAAGAATATATTGACCTAAAATTCGGCAACAATGCGAAAGAAGAAGTCAAGGAAGTTGAAGCCTTGTACAAGGCTGAAGAAAAGTCATTAACTAAACTCACAGAAAGTTATCTTAAGATAAGGAAACCAAATGCTCATAGCTACGGGTACCGCATAGACCGCGACCTTGGGACAAAGGGCTTGCAAGCAATGAGCCAAGCGGCAGGCGTGCAGATTAACAGCGTGTCTGACCTAACGAACCTCAGCTACGACCAACTTGTAGCAGCCAAAGGCGCAGACAATGGCGAATACTGGGCGAAGCTCCCCGTGGAAATGCAAGACTACTTGGACAAGCTGATTGAATGCAAGAAGGCTACGCAAGACTTTCAAGAGGATATGAAGGAGAAGTTTACAGGCATCAATTTTGATGATATGTACTCAAACTTCATGTCGGTTCTCGAAGATATGAACAGCGGTGCGGACGATTTCGCTAATTCGGTGAAAGACAAGATGCGAAAGGCCCTCATAGACAACACTATGGGTAAAGCAGTCGAAGAGTGGACAAAGGATTATACTGAACGCTATCAGAAGCAAGTCGAGGCCGATGGAGGAACGCTGACCGAAGAGCATGCACGGCAGCTCAAGCAAGAGTTGGAAGAGGCTGCAAACAACTTTACAAATCAGCGAAACGACACGCTGAACAATGTCGGGCTTGGTGGTGAAGCAAGTGACGGGTCGCAAACAAAAGGCTTTGCGGCAGCGTCAGAGAGCAGCATCGAGGAGCTTAGCGGTCGCGCATTGGCACAGACAGAAACATTGTATCAGATACGTGATAATCAACTCATTGACACGCTGAAATACGACAAGATAAATGACAGTCTTTGTCAGATGATAAACATCGAAAGAGGCAGAAATGAGTATTACGACACCTCAATAGAGATACAACGAACTTCTGTAAGTCATCTCGCTGCAATAGAAAAGAATACAAATGAGCTGTACAGCATGAATGAGCGACTTGCTAAAATAGAAAAGAACACGCGTAACATATAAGAATATGACTGGACAAATTATAATCAACGGAAAGGATATTTGGTTGAACTATAAGGCACAACCTCTGAAAGGTACTTACAACACACTGCAAGGCAACTTGGAAACGAAAGAAGTAATAAGCAACGAAAGTCGCCTTGAAAATGGAGTAAGACTCGTTATAAACTCGGATAGTATAAAGGTGCAGAAACGCGAGTTTTCACTCACTTTCTTACTTGAGGGAAGTACGTACAGCGAGATACAAGCTAATACAGACCTTATGCTTGGCGTATTGCGAAGCGGTATGATTAACTTTGAGGCAAGACGAATCGGGCAGACATTCAAGCTACTTTTTCGCAAGGTTGAAGAAATCACGGATTACAGACGAGATAAATTCAGAACAATCAAAATCAAGTTCCTTGAACCGAACCCGACAGACCGATAAAACTGCACTCTGAATGACATTACCAATATACAGCCCCAAAGGCAAGTTATTGTACGAGATGCCCAACATCTTTGTTGGTTGCAAAGAACGCAAAGAGCTAATGAAGGAAGATTACGTGGAACTGCATTTCAACCTCGCAGAACCCGTATTCTTTCCCATTGGCTCATATTGCACGTGGCATGACAAGGTATACCAAGTCACAGAGATACAATCACCGACATACGACAGCAACACGGGCGGTTATCAGTATGGGCTGAAACTCGAAGCATACTACTTCGCGTGGAAGAACAGAATGTACAAGTACAAATCGGAGTACAACAACACGCTGGAGGCATCATTCAACATCACGGCCAACCTCAGAGAACAGGTCTACACCCTTGTGCGCTGCCTTAACGATGTGGAGGGCATGCTCTATAATGGTACGGACAAATACGATTTTGACGTGAATAAGGTTGATGACGATGTCTTGAAAAAGGTCAAAACGCAATCTTACTCGTCAGTCAACTACATTGATGCGCTGGCACAGATAGCAGAGGCTTGGGACACTGAATGGTGGGTAATAGGAAACGTGATACACTTCGGCAAATGTCAGGACGCAGAGGGAACGAATGTGGACTTTATCCTTGGCAAGAACGTTGAAAGCATGGACGGGTCTAAGAGCGAAACAGACTACGCAACGCGTGTGTATGCCTTTGGCTCATCAAACAATCTGCCTGCAAACTGGGATAAAGGTAATGTAGAGCTTACCGTCACGGGGCTGAAAGGAACAACAGACAGTTGGTATTTCAGCTCCGAATATCCGTTCTACTCCGAGTATTTTGACAAAGTAACGGAGGTAAAGGTAGATAATAACTCATTTAAGAATTTTGGAAAGGCTGCGATAGACAGAACAACATTCAATAATGATAACTTCACGAACAGACCTGCAGTATTCTACTTCGAGGTAAAACTTGCAAACAGCGTAAAACTGATACAAGGCGAGTATAAGGAGCAGCTCCTCTACAAAAAGTCTGACACATTAAGTATGTTGCCACTAAATTTGAAATGGACAGCAGGCAGCATAAAAAAAGATAAAGAATACTTAAGAGCAGGAGGCATCTACGCAGTAGTCACAGATGCAGCAAAGGCTAAAGGGAGCAATCTCACAATAGGCACAAAAACAATTCAGAACGTACTTGCATCATACAAGTATGCACTGAATTTGGACGGAATGGGTACTGGAGCGAACAAGGTTCAAGCAATACACCATTTCAATTTTCCAAAGCTGAAATTAGAAGCAGATACAGAAGTCTGCGTGCAATATGTGCTTGAGATAGCTACGGGATATGGCCGAATATCGGGCGAGTTATCAATAGGAGATGCTAACGCGGAAATAGGATTCACGGACAACCGAGCGCACACCTACACTCAGGCGGAATGCAAAATAACATTCACTAAAACGAAAAAGGAAGCAAAGGCTATATGGTATAACACCACACAATACATCGAACCAACGATTGACGTACATACGAGTATGTTCAAGATTGCAAAGAGCGCAATCGCGCTTAAAGGTGGAGAAAAATTCACGCTCAACAACCTTGTAACAGCGAAGCTTCCGACACACTTCTTCCCAGCGAACAAGCAAGGCGCAGAGGTAATCAAGGCCCTCGCTGAAACGCGATTAACGCTGCCGTCGCCTGGATATATAGACACACAAGAGGCCAAGGACGGAGAGATTGTTGAAAAAGTGCTTGTATTCGATGACATCTACCCTCGTACTAAATCAAAAATAACAGAGGTGCGCGACAAACTGCAAAATGTAGTGGACGAGAACAAGCAGCCCACAGGCGAGAAATACACCGAATATTACATCAAGACAAACGAGTTCGTCTTTGATAGAGCATGGCAACTGCCAAATGGTGAGAATATGCAAGTTATCTTCCAGTCTGGCCCACTCTCAGGACTGACCTTTGATGTGCAGTTCAACAGTTCCGAAACGCCCACAGAACCAACCATTGACCATCAATTTTTTCGCATTCTAAGAAAGCAGTTCGATGGCGGTCTTTATCTCCCTAACAAGTCAATGCACCCCGAAAAAGGCAACGAATTTATCCTAACTGGCTGGGACAGCTCGCGAATTGAAAACCTTGGACTTATAGGCAAAGCTCAAGAAGAACTTGCAACGGAAACGCAGAAGCAAATCAAGAAAATGATGATTGACCCGAATACCTACGAATGTACCTTGTTTTCGGATATAGCGTATGGTGTGAGGGAAAAAACAAACATTACCGATGACAGCGGCAACACACTCGTTGACGATTACGGCAATGAGATAGTGCAAGATTATAGCGGCAGCGACCTTGACGCAAAAAACGCATGGGACTTCGACCTCGGCAGACGAGTAACAATGTATAACGCTGCACTATTCCGCAGCGGAAAGCGCGAAAGCCGCGTTATGGGCTACGAAAAGAAGATGGACATACCTTATGACAGCCCAACATACATCATCGGAGAAAAGGCCACCTACTCCAAGTTCAAGGACTTGGAGAAGCAGATAAATAACGAAGTAAGCCTTAATATTGGCGGCAGCACACTCGTAAGCGAAGGCACATCGGGTGGAGCATCAGTCTATATCATCAAGACTAACGACACAACAAAAGAAACTGATGATAACGTGTATTCTGCTCTCCGTATGAAGAACACCTTTCTCCACAGCCGCGATGATGACAACGCACAAGGGCTGATAACATTCGAGGCTGGTGCAATGTTCGCAAGCGGTTACAGCGGAAATGACACTGCCGCAGATGGTATAATAGAATATTTTGAATAGATATGGCAAGATTACTTAGCACATGGTTCAACGGATTTGTGGGGAGCGCAAGAAGCACAGGAAACAAGGTGCTTAACGCTTTCGGCAAGGTGGTGTGCGAGATGCAAGAATACTTTGCTTCGGACTTCATGGGCCATGGGTGGAAGATATTCAA